CCCAATAAAAATAGATTATTAATTGCTGAAGCTATTAGACAACATGATACAAAAAATTTTGAAAATATATCTTATTGTTATGAAATATTTAATGATTTAATAATTTGGGGTTTAGTTACTTATCCTGAATTACATAAATTTTTTATGGATGATGCTAAAATATATGGAAAAAAGATATCATTTGATACTGATTCATTTGAAAGATTAAGTAAAGAACACGAATATTTAACTTTTAAAGAAATTGATATTAATTCTAATATATATAATAATAGATTAAGTTTATCACAGCAATATATTACAAAATTGATCCAAGATTATAATAATACTGTTGATAAAATTAAAAATAATTATTTATCTGTATGTAAAACTAAATTAAAAAATAAATATGGTGAGTTTGATTATGATTTTAAAATAATTGATTACCCTGATTATAAAACAGATATATATTATGATAATTTAATTAAAAATAAAAAAACTAAATCTAAATCTAAATCTAAAAGTAAAAGTAAAAAAGGTGGATCAATTGGATTAACTGTTGGTCTAGGTGCTTTGGTTATAATGGGATTAGGCGCTGGTTATTATGGATATAAAAAAATAAAAAATAATAATCAAGAAAAAGAAGATGATGGATTATTAGGTGAAATAACAGAAGAACCAATTGAAATAGATTTATTTCAAAAAAGTAAAGAAAGGTATAATGAAGCAAATAAAGAAGCAAAAAGATATGAAGAAACTTCTAAATTAAAAGTTCAACAAGATCTAGAAAATCGATTTTCTAATATTAAACCATTTCCTGGAGATAATCTTGTAGGTGGTAAGAAAAAATTAAAAAAGAAAACAAAGAAAAAAAAATTAAAAAAGCAAAAAACAATTAAAAAGAAAAAATCTAAATCTAAATCTAAAAAATTTAAAAAACAAGTAGAATTTTATTATGTATTTATGGATGGCTGTCCAAGTTGTACTAATTTTGAAGATACAGGTACTTGGAAACAAATTAAAAAAGAATTAAATAATGTTAATTTTAAAGAAATTAATGGACCAAAAAATCCTAAATTTTTACAACAAAATAATATAGATAAATTCCCATCATTTATGGCGAAAAAAGGAACACAAACATACCCATATAATAGTATGGATAGATCACCTGAAAAATTAACAGAATTTATTAATAGATATTAATATATTTTATATATTAGAATGAGTAATAAATATACTGTTTTTATAATATGTAAAAATGAAGAAATTTTTAATGAAAAATGTATTATGTTAAAACCATTTATGAAAAAAATATGTAATATTGTATGGACCCCTGCTGTATTTTTAAAATCTACGACATGTAATAAAAAATTAACAAAAAAATTAAATACAAGATATAATACAAGTAAAAAAAGTATTTTATATAAACTTGGATGTATATCAGCCCATAGAAATGCACTATTAGGAATAATAAATAATCAATCAACTAATAATTTAATATTAGAAGAAGATGCAGTTATTGGAAAAAATTTACCTAAACCACCATCAACTTCATGTTATGTTGGTGGATGGATAGTTCCACCTCAAATATCAAATGCTGGTAAAATTAAAGTAAGTATTCCTAATATAAAAAAAAATAAATTAAATGATATTGATTATGATAAATTTATGATATTAACTACACATTCATTATTTATTAAAACCATTGATGAGGCAAAAGAAATATTATATGATACTATAGATCAAGATAGTATAAAAAATTATGATATATATTTAGCTAATAATAAAATATTAGATAAATTTTATTATCCTCCTATGTTTGTTCAAGGTAAACATGTTTCAGAAATAGACGGTAAAGTAAATAAAAATGATTCAAATACTACGAATTATGGATTATAATATATATTATAATAATATAATGAATAAAATAATTAAAATGTATTTAGTTTTTTTTATGATATCTATATTTTTTATTATTTGTAAGATTAAATATATTTATAAAGTAGATAAATTATGGTTTTTAAAAACAATATTAATGTATTTTACATGTATAATAATGATTTTTTCATTATTCTATAATATTAAAATAATAAACTATTATATTTTACCATTATTATTATTTATTAATATATTATTATTAATTCCAATTAGTTTTTTTAACAAATATAATTTAATAAATTTAATCCCCTTAATTGGTATAATATATATATTAGTTATTTTTAATATTAAAGATTTTATAATAAATAAAGGAATTCTAATTAATCCAAATAAAAAATGGATATATATACATATAATTGTGTTATTATTATTTTATTTAATGGCAAATAATTCAATATTAAATAAATCATCTAAAATTGGTTTATCTATATTATTATTTTATCCACTGTTATTTCCAATAAATGAATATTTTTTACATAGAATTTTTAGTTTATGTATATTATGTCCATTTCCATGGTTATTCATTAATTAAACTATTTTTATAAGATTTCATATTATTTTCTCCAATATTTAAATTACATTTTTTACATATTGGTTTTAAATTATTTATATCATTTGTTCCACCATTTTTTAATGATTTTTTATGACCACATTCAAAATTATATATAAATATTCTACTTTTACATATTTTACATCTACCTTTATCTTTTTTAATATAATACTTATTCCATAAATCATATCTTATTTTTTTTGAAATAGATTTGCTATTATTTAATATAATATTATCAGATATACTTGTATAATCAGTATTAATACTTTCAATAATTTTTCCAACTGTATCTTTTTCATTTGATAAAAATTTCATTAATGTTGTTTTATCATTATCTGGTTTTCTTGCTCTATTTCCATTAAAACCAGTTATATCTCCTAATAAATATAATTTATCTTGTGCTCTAGAATATGCAGTATAGTTTAATCTTATATTTGAATATGAATTATCTAATATATAAATAACAATTGGATATTGTAATCCTTGAGATGAATGAACTGTTCTACAATAATTTGGTTTAAAATATCTATCTGTTAATGTAACAATTTTTAAATTTTCAAATATAATTGTTTCTTTTGTTTGTTTATCTGTATATTTGAATTCTTCTTCTATTTCATGTGGATTAACTAATCTTATTTTATAAGTATAATCATTATTTTTTCCGATTATTTCACCAATATCAGTATTGTAAAAATATGGTCTAACATTTTTACTAAGAACAATTATATCACCAATTTCATATATTTTTTTACTATTATTATTTTTAAAAATTTTTCTAATAATTGGACATACTCTTCTACATATATCATTTTTAAAAGCAATACACTGAAATGAATTTTCAACATTTTCTATATTATCAGATGGAACAATTCCTTGTTCTTTTAATTTATTTAATAATTTTATCAATTCACTTTCCCAATTTTTTGTAAACAAGAAATCTATATCTTTATAATTATGTTTAACTATATTATTTTTATTACCAGTCATAGACCAAAACTCATTATATTTGCTTTTATTTAGAATAATATTACAAAATTCTTTAATTTCTTCTCGTGCTCTAAAATTTTTAGTTAATTCATATGTTGGTACATAATTTAATAATCTTAAAAATGGATCACCTATCCCGATTGGTTCTAATTGATTTTTATCACCAATTAATACAATATGTAAATTAAAATCTTTTTCAACTATTATCTCATCATAATTACCATTTAAATCTTTAGTAGAATAATCATATTTAATAAATTCATCTGTATTTTTAAAATACATAATTATTTTTAAAAATTCGTAAAATACTTCTATATTAACCATACTCATTTCATCAATAAATATATATTTAATATTTTCACTAATTAGTAATTTTATTAATCTGTTTGTCCAACCTTCAACACTACTATTATAGGAATAAGTATATGATGCTAAAACATCAAACATTATATTATTATTATTTTCTAAACAATTTTGACCTTGTTTTTTTGCTGCATGAGTTGGTGCTGTAAATATACTAATATATTCACTTGTTTTTTCAATATAGTCACATAAATTTTTAACTACTTTATTTGTTTTTCCACTACCACCTGGTCCAGTTAATATACTAATACGTTTATTTCTAATTCCATTTATAGCTATAATTTGTTCATTTGTTAATTCATTTCCATTTTCATCTGGTTCAAAATCATCTATAGTTAAATCTGGTAAATCTTCCAATTCTTCCAATTTTAATTCATTTATACTATTTATTATAAATTCTTCCATGTCAAATATTTTTTTTAATATATAATATGAACCATAACTAATTAATATTCCATCATTGCATAATCTAACTAATTGTTTTTTTATTGTATTATCATTTAATTTTGGTTCAATTGATTTACTATTAATCCATATATCAATATCTCCCTTTGTGATATATGTATTTCCATCGGTTCTACATATATCATTTATTAAATATTCAAGCCAACAGTCGTGTCTATAAATGCTATCTTTATTCCACCAATTATTCAGCAATGAGTAATAATCAATATCTTTAATATTCATTTCATCATTTAATAACATTGGATCATCTTCTATTAAAGATAATTCTATCCGTTTCCAATTTGGTTTTTCATTATTTTCTTCATTTAAAATATTTCTCATTAATCTTTCTTTGATATTATCTCTTAATTGAACTATTTTTAACCATTCATAATTTTTATAAATACTATTAATATCTTCTTGATTTAGATTTGAAATTTTTTTATTATCGTATCTAATAAAAGGATAATTTAATAATATTTCTTCCATTTTATTATTTTCTCTATTATCTAGTATATCAAAATAATCATTTATACTTTCTTCGGTTTTTTTGCCTATACCAGGTAATGCTTGTAATGTTTTGTTTATATAATGTTCTAATAAGACATCTTTGCTATATTTTTTAAATATTTTCATTTTAAAATTATTATAATTAATATAATAATTTATCAAATTATATTTATATATATTAAATATATATAGTATTATGTATAAAAAATATGGTGGAAAAATACCTAAAAAATACACTCAAAAATTATCAAAAAAAGATAAAAAAAGACAAATTAAAAACATTAAAACAGCTAAAAAAGCATATAAAAATAAAAAATATGTAGATAGACCAAAGTTAAAATCATACAAAAATAAAAAAAGTAGTTGGACACAACAATTTCATAAAAAATATCCAGGTGTAAAATCTATTAGAGAAATTTCTAAAAAAACTAAAATTCCAGAAGGAGAATTAAGAGCAGTTTTGAGAAAAGGTCGTGGTGCTTATTATAGTTCTGGTTCTCGTCCAAATCAAACTTCAGAAAGTTGGGGTAGAGCTAGAATGTATTCATATATTTTAGGAGGACCAACTAGAAAATATGATAAAGCAATCACAGAAAAATATAAAAAACAAAGAATAAAATTAAAAAAGAATAAAACTATTGGTGGAAGATGGGATTTTTGGAATAAATCTCCAAAAAGTATAAAAATAGATCCATTAGAAGAAGAAGAATGGAAAAGAAAACAATATTCACAATTAAGAAAAGATAGAAGCGCACCATCTATGAGAATGAAAAGAAAAGAAGATGATTTTAATAAAATAGCAAAAAATAAATTTGAACAGTTAGAATTACAAAGGTTAGAAGATTTAGATGATAAAGAATTTTTAACTCCAATTAATAATAATAGTTATTCCAATGATGATGATGATGATGATGAATTAATTAGGATGTCTTCATATAAAAGTGTAAATGAAATAGAACCAGATATGGAACTAGAAATAGAACCAGAAATGGAACAACCGCGTTTAGCAGATATAATAAAAGCTAGAAAAAATAAAATTAATATGAAAAATATTAAAAATAAATTTGAGGAAGTTTATACTAATGGTATAGAAATTATTATTAAATTTACTGATACATTATGTGAAATTATAAATAATTGTGAAAGATTAATTGGTTATAATATTCATTTTCATTTTAATGGATTATCTATAATGTTAGATAAAATAACAAATCCGGATGGTATACAAATTGAAAATATTAAATTTATTATTTTATTATTAAGAGGTAAATTTGGTTTATGGGCAACTAGAAATGATTCAGATAAAATGGTTGTTGAAAAATTATATGATGAATTAAATGAATTAATGTTTAATTATAAAAATGGTTCAAATATACTGCCATTTGATATTTATGAAATTATTTTAAGACAATTATATATATCAGAAAATTTAAAAAGACTAATGTTTGAATTTACAAATTATAATGATAATGTAAGCATAATTATGGATTTTGAAGATTATTTAGAAAAAATTGAAGAAACAAATACATTAATTAATATTGCTTATCCAAAAACTACGATATCAAAATGTAGTTTAATTGAAACACATAATAAATGTACAAATTCATGTAATAAATGTGTATATTTAAAATAAATAAATGTGTATATTTAAAATAAATAAAATATTATATATATGAATATGTGTGATAGTAATATTAAAGATTATAAAAAAAATGATACAATAAATAAAAATAAATCTAATATAAATTATACTATTAAAGAAATACAATTAAATAAATTACCTAATATTAAAGAGACATCCACACCTAGATGCAGAGGTGCTTCAGAATATTCTATAAATATAGATAATCCAGATATTAAAGAAGAAATTAGTTGTAAAATAGAAAAAGAAATATCTGTATTAAAAAATTTATTTAAATTAATTGATGAAAAAAAAATAAATTTAAAACGTAGTAAAAATATTCTAGAATTAAAATACAATAGATATAAAAAATGTCATAATTTTTGGAATATTAGTACAATTGTATTATCATCTATTTTAACATTAGTTGAGTCAAGTAAATTAGTTTTTATAGATGAAAATGAAATACATGATGATATATTTCATAATTTTTTTAAATTATCTCCAATTATATTAGGTACATTTATAACTGGAACTGCAAGTATAATTAAATTTAAAAAATATCAAGAACAAATGGAAGAAATATATATTGTAATTGATAAATGTATTGGTATGATATCAAAATTAAAAAATAAAAGAGATGAAATTATTATGCTTAGACATAAAGAAAAACAAATTAATATATGTGATACCAATGAAGTTGAAAATCAACAATTCCAAAAAGATGTTCAAAGTTTGAGTAATACGTTTAAGAATGATATTATTAAAGAATTTTCAAATGTTTATGTTGAAACTGAAAAATATATTAACTATAATGATTATGGTAAATATTTAAAAAAGATTAATGATATTGAATACAAAAAACATGTTTTAAGAGTAGATGAACAAAAATTCTTTGATGGATATGATCATGATATTGAAAAAGATAGAATGGTTGATATTAAAAAAGCAACTATAGATAACCATAAGGATCGATCAAAAAATTGCTGTGGATTTTAATTAAAATATTATATATTATATATGAATAATAATAATAATCCTTCTAACAATAATAATAATAATTGTTGTTTGTGTTTCACTCCAACATGTAATATGAATAATCCTGTTAATAATAATCCTATAAATAATAATTCTGTTAATAATCCTGTTAATAATAATCCTATAAATAATAATCCTGTTAATAATCCAGTTAATAATCCTATAAATAATAATCTTGTTAATTCTGTTAATAATCCTGTTAATAATCCTGTTAATAATTCAAGAGCTAATACCGTAAATAATCCTGTTAATAATCCTGTTAATAATCCTGTTAATAATCCTGTTAATAATCCTGTTAATAATCCTGTTAATAATCCTGTTAATAATTCAAGAGCTAATACAGTAAATAAT